GGAAATATCATATGTCATGTTGATAAAGTCCGATACAATAAAAGCAACACTACAATATTGTTGCAATTTAATGATATAGATTTAACAATACAGGAGACACAATGATCAAGAGGTTGAGTAATTTTATAAAAAGAAGGGTGCATCGGTGGTTGTTTACTTATGACTATCAATTTATATTGGATGAGAATGCCAGAAAACCAATTCGTATGTTCAAAAATGATGCAGGATATGATCTATATGTTTCAGAACATAAAGTGGTGCATGCAAAAAGTATGGTCAATGTTCCAACTGGTGTGTATTGTATAAGTCAGATCCCAGCATGGATTTTTTTGACAGGAAGGTCATCGACTTTAATGAAACATGGAGTTTTAATAAATGATGGTGTAATAGATGGGGATTATACTGGAGAGTTGTTTATTAAAGTTTATAATCCAAAGGATGAAAGTGTATTGATACCTAAGGGCATGAGGATAGCTCAAATTATTGTATTACCACATACCAGAATAAATTTTAAGTTCAAGAATAGAAACAAAAAGTTTAAAACTCTCAGGGGTGCAAGAGGGGATCAAGGATTTGGTTCTACAGGAGAATGATGCCAAATGAGATTAATAGAATCATTTGATAAAAAAGTAGTAGATACTTATATTGAACTGGTGGTTAGCTACTATCGGGTTCATAATCAAACTACTGAAATTCATATTGATTCACTATTGGTGTTATACAGGTTTACAGGAAGTGATAAGTTGTTTAATGTAATATTTGACACTCATCATGGCTTATTGATTAAGTTGACCAGAACGATTTGTTTTAAATATGGGCAATATTTGTATGATGAGGATTATAATGAATTGTTGTCGATGTGTTATGGTGAATTTTACAGGAGAACTTTGTATTATAGTATTCCACCTCAGGCTCCATTTTCTAAATACGTAAAGTTGTATTTAAAAAGATGGTTGAATACTTATACTAAAGTAATTGTAAAAAAGAACAATAGAATAATATTGAATTGTGATAGGGAGTTAGAGTTTGATTAATTTACATACAAAAACGTCTAAGGGTAGTTTTAATTCGATAATTAAAAATTCAGATCTAATGGGATTGCCAAGTAAGTTTATACCTGTAATTGATGATACGATGTTTAATGTTATTGATTTTTATAAAGAATGTAAGGCTAATGACAAAAGACCAATTATTGGGCTGGAGGTGTTTGAGTCATTTGGCAAGGCTGAAGATTTGATACAATATTATGGTAAGATTTATGGCAGGTTGTCATTAGTGGCCAAAGACTATTATGGTTATCAAAATTTGGTTAGAATAATGACTCATGCAAATAAGTATGGTTATTATAAGAAACCCAGAATTGATTTAGAGACTTTATATGAATACCATGGATCTTTATTTTGTTTTATTGATTCGATTAGTTCGATATTGACTTATCATATAATAAATAATAATGTTAGGGCTGCACATGAAGAGATAAAAAAGATTAAAACCATTTTTAAAGACAATTTATATTGTGTAGTATATGGTAATGCAAAACCTGATATCCGAGTAATAAGCTTCATGGAGGAGCATAGAGTACCATTGATTGCATCTAATATTGTTAGATATATAAATAATTCGGATCAGCAGTATTGGAAGTACATATGGCACATCATTACCAATACTGCAATGACTGAACAAGTTGAATATCAGGATTTTAGTTTATGTGGGATAGAAAAGTTTATAGAGTGTGAATGGATTGATAGTGATAGTATACAAAATGTTTTTAAGTTAGTATCACAAATTGAAGATTATAGTCTAGATAGAAAAGAATTGTTGATACCTGATATGCAGATAAAAGATCGTGATTTTATAGAGAGTTTATATCAACAACTTGTGAATTTAGATCTAAATAGTCAAAAATATAGAGATAGATTAGATTATGAATTAAATACTATAATGCAGTTTGGTTACAAAGATTACTTTATACTAGTAAAGGATGTGATAGAATATGCGAAAAATAGGTTGTCTGGTTACATTAGTGCTGGTCGTGGTAGTGTTGGTGGTTGTTTGGTCGCTTTTCTTATGGGGATTACTAGAATTGATCCACTTAATCCAATCGGCTTCGATTTAGAGATTCCATTTGATAGATTTTTAAATTCGGGTAGGAAAGTTATGCCGGATATTGATTTGGATTTTTTGCCACGTGACAGGTCAAAGGTTATTCAATATTTGAAGGATAAGTATGGTGATGATTGTGTAAAGAACATGATGACAGTTGTTACATTTGGTGCAAGGTCGTCAATTCGTGAGGTCTGTAGGATCTCTGGTACTTTAGATACTAATATAGAATTAATATTAAAATCCTTTCCTACAGATCAACAGTTGAATTTAGAGAGTTTAAAGGGAACAGAGATTTTTATACAAAATTCTCATGATCCGGTATTTATGAGTTCATATGAAATAGCTACTCATATAGAAGGATTAGCCAGAAACATTGGTGTACATGCGAGTGGTATAGCCTTATCTGATAAGTCAATGGATGGAAATGTACCAATGTTTATTCATAATGACAGGGAAGTGACGCAATATGATCAAGATTCATTGGATTATATGGGAGTAGTCAAGCTTGATATTTTAGGTTTAAACATATTACAGATTATAAGTGATTGTTTGGATATGATAGATTTTGATATGGATAAGGCCAAATGGTTAAATGCTATACCGGTTGATGATAATGACATTTATTGGTTCATTAGAAATAGTGATATTACAGGTGTGTTTCAATGGGACACGTATAACTATAGAAAAGTCATAGATATGGTAAGACCTAAGAATTTTAAGGAATTGGTTGATCTCAATACATTGGGTAGGAGTGCTGCACTTTTATCAGGTTTGACTGATAAATACATAAAAAGAAAAGACAGGATAGAAAAAATTGATCCATTACATCCTCTACTGGAGGGATTGATGAATCAGACTTATGAATTACCCCTGTATCAGGAACAATTGATGTCAATATTTGTAAATTTAGCAGGTTTTTCATCATCCGAGTCAGATGATGTAAGGAAGGCTATAGGTAAAAAGATCCCAGAATTAATGACAGAACAGAAACAAAGATTTATAACAGGCTGTAGTGCCAAGGGGATAAGTAAAGCTGAAGCTGATGAGATCTGGTTAATTATAGATAAGTTTAGTAAGTATACATGGAATTTAGGTCATGCCATGGCATATACTAGAATTTGTTATGAGACTGCATATCTGGCATGTAAGTATCCTAAAGAGTTTTACAGTGCTTGTATCAACAATATAGATAGTAGTGATGATGCCAATAGGTTTATATCAACTTTAAAAAAACGTAAAGTTCAAATTGTGAATTGTGATATTAATGAAAGTAAAGAGAATTTTATAGTAAAGGATGGTATAGTGTATGCAGGATTTAGTGGATTAAAATATTTTAAAGAGAAAAGAATAAAAGCATTATTGGAATTGAGACAGATGGGATTTGATGATATAAAGGATTTTTGCAATAGAGTGCCCAAGAAGTTGATTAATAAGCAAGCTTTAGAGTCGTTATTTTGTGCAGGAGCATTTGATAAAATGATTAATATTGAAGAGGATATTGATATAATAGAAGATAGATTAGGAGTAGAAGTTGGAACATTAAAACACATCAGGTTGGATCAATACAAAAAATGTGGTAGAGCAACTATGTCAATAGGTGATATTATGGACAGAATTTATCCAGTAGTTAGTAATCTAAGTAGTCAATCAAGTATAGAATTACCAATGTATGTTGCTAAAATTAAAGAGATTTATACTAAAAATCATAAGAAGATGGCATTTACAGTATTGGAGGATCATACTGGTCAATATGAAGTAACGTGGTTTCCTGATAATTGGAAGGCCAGTAAATTGAAAGCTAAAGAATTGTATATGATTCGATTACAGCATAAAGATGGTTTGATCGGATTAGGTGCAGTTGAATATAGTAAAATTATAGAACATGAGGAGTAATGATGTTAAAAAGAAAAGAAATCACGCATATTGTTAATAGTAATGATAGAAAGGAGTGGAAACATGCCTCTTAAATTTTTCATATGCCCAGATCAGACAACTATTGGATTACAGGAGTGTTTAAAGGAGTGTAGGCTTAAGAAAAGGTGTTTGACCAAGCCAACACTTATGAAGTTATCTGAAGTTAGAGAATGGAAGGGTATACCATCAGTAACCCAACTTTTGAATGGTACATATCAGTCTTTTTTAAGGATAACCAAGGATTATGCTGAAAATCCTGATAAAATGGCATACAGGTTATTGGGTACAACAGTTCATGCAGGATTGGAACAGGTGGAGGATGAAACATTAATGGTTGAGTCCAGTAATGTGGGATCTGATGGTATAAGTGGTACATCCGATTTGGTTGAGACAGAAGGTGATTGGAATATTTTAACTGATTATAAAACATCGGGGTCATATAAAGTAGCCAAAGCATTGGGTGCATATCAAAGGTGTAGGGATTCAGATACTGAAGTATATAAGCAGAAGACAGTAACAACAGTTGATGGTATGAAGATTACCAGATTGAAGGGTGAACCAAAGGTCATCAAAGAGTGGGCATTCGATATAGGAAAACAGGATTGTAAGGATTGGATATTACAACTTAATAAATATAGACTAGATTTTGAAGAGCAGGGTGTAAGAATTGATGAAATGAGGATACAGGCCATTATTAGGGATGGTGGTACAATTAATGCTAAAAATAATGGATTAGATAAGAATATTTATTTAATACCAATTCCTCACATGGATGATAGTGAAGTCAGGTCGTATTTTGAAAAGAAAAAGAGTGATCTAATGATAGCCTTAGATGTAGGAGATTGGGATACAAAGTGTAATGAAGAGGAGACGTGGAATGGTATTAAATGTGAAAGATTCTGTGAAGTAAGTGAATTTTGTAAGTTTATGGAGAATGAAGATGAATAAGATAAATGAAGACAAAATTAAAGAGAGTTTAGGTTTATTACCATCGGCTAGATTAAGAATTACTAAAGTTACAAATGGTTGGAATATCAGGGTGATTAAACCATCTATAATAAAGGATAAAAAGAATTTTTCCCAAATATTAAAGGATGCAGGACATAATTCAACGGTTTGTAGATGTTGTCATAAGAAGACTTATTGCCATCCACATCATATCATACCAAAGTCAGCAGGTGGACAGGATGATCCTGATAATGGTGTATTTTTATGTTTTGATTGTCATGTTGGTGATAATGCAGTTCATGATGGTAGATGGCAGATTGAGTCTATTGTACATCCTAATTTGATAAAAGAATTAAAAGAAAGGTATAAATTATGAGCAATGAAGTTAAATATCCAATTTTACCATTTATATCGTATGGTACGATTGAGGAAGGTGGATTTTATTTTACTTTGCCATTTAGAGGAGTATCATTAAATCAGCATAAACAATTTCACCATGGTAGAGTCAAGTCATTGAGGGGTCAATATAAGTCGATAATTGATTTGGTAGTGGTTGCTTCAATGAAGAATATTTATATACGTCAATTTGATGAGAATGGATTAATATTAACAAAACCGGTGTTTGATAGTCCAATTGATTTGGTATGGATTTTGACGTTTATGGCTAAAAACACAAGGGATGTTTCTAATTATACACAAAAGATCTTATTGGATTCGATTGTTGAGATTGGTATGATAGAAGATGACAATTCTAATTTTGTCAATAGTGATAAGACGATGTTTGGAAGTACAAAAGTTGATAGTATCACATGTTTAATGTTGGGCAATTTACATTCGCATAAATTTGTTAAAGCAGTACCACATACTAAGTTGGATAAAATATATAAATTTTTGGAGGTAAATACATGATAGTAGTTTATTTAGCAGGCAAACTTAGGGGTAATTGGTTTCAGAAGTGGATGAATATTAGGAGAATGAAAAGGATAGCTACTTATTTGTGGAAAAAGGGTATTGCAGTCTATTCGCCTCATTTAAATAGTGGCCATGTAGATTCAAAAGAGACTGATAAATTTGTATTACCTGCTAATATAGAGATGTTAAAAAGATGTGATGCAATATATGTAACAAAAAAATGGGAAAATTCTCAAGGTACAAAAGATGAAATTGAAGTGGCGATGGCTGATAGAATTCCGATATTTTATAATTCAAAGACTTTAATTTTAAATTATGGTGCTAATAATATAAAAAGGAGGTGTAATTGTGGTCGTATATGATGTAGAAACGATTAGACCTATAGCAACAGGGAATAAAAAATTGGATTCCAACTATCAGTATGCATCTGGATGGAAAGATTATAAAGGTATGGGAATATCAGTAGCATGCTTTTATGATTATAACAGTGATCACATATTTATTTATAAAGAAAGTGATTTTCAAGATGTGAATAGACTTAGAGAATTACAAAATCTTTTAAATGGAGTAGGTGTGATAAGTGGGTTTAATATTAAGAAGTTTGATAATGGATTATTGCATGCTCATGGAATTGAAGTACCTATGGCAAAATGTTACGATTTGTTAGAGAATCTGTGGTTTGCTGTAGGTTTGGATCCACATAATTTTGATGTCAAGACTCATGGTGGTTATTCATTAGATAAAGTATTGGCTGTCAATTTTCGTGATGTACAAAAGACTATGAATGGTTATCATGCTCCATTCATGTGGCAGGATGGTAAGTACAATGAAGTTATAGATTATTGTAAAAATGATGTAATGGTAGAAAAAGCTTTATTGGATCGGATATTTCAAACTGGTGGATTAATAGATCCAAAGAGTAAAAAATTTGTGAGAATGTCAATACCAAGGGGATTCTAATGGAAGATGATTTAGTTTCAGTTAATATTGAAAAAGTTAATAATGGTTATACAGTTGAGTATGAACATATTGAGGGCATGTTTGTGTTCAATGATTTAAGTAAGGCATTAAAACATATAGACTCAACAATAAATAATATGTTTCAGGTTACAAAACCCAAGACATATACAGTTTATCAAGAAGATGATGGAGAGTATGATTAAAATAAATGCATATTAGGTAAGGAGGGATAATTATGAGTTTATTAGATTTATTATTGATTGTGGTTGCAGGATTGTGTGTGTTCATGTTCTGGTATTATAGAGAACCAAAAAATCCTAAAGATGATTTAGATCTGGATAAAAATAAAGTAGATCGTTATTATAAAAGGTATAAACAATAAATTAAAATAAGAGGTGTCAAAATGTCAGAAATAGTAAAATCAGAAAATCAGCATATGAAACAAATTGAAGTAAATGGCATAAAGTTTGAAGTAGATATGAGACATGCTAAAAAAGTTGATTATTATAGGGTAGGTGATCCAGTTAAAGTTTTAAAACGAGAATATCAAGATGATTGGAAATCTTATACAGGTGTAATAGCTGATTTCATACCATTTGAAAATAAGCCCACTATAGTTGTAGCTTATTTAAGTTTAAGTTATAGTGAGGCTGAAATACATTTTATACACATAACTCCTGATAATCAAAAAGATATTGAAATTGCACCGATGTCAACTTATGAGACTGATATTAAAAAAGAAGATTTTTTATCTTCAATTGATCGGCAAATAGAAGGGAAAAAAGAGGCTGTTAAAGAACTTGAATATAAGAAGAGATTGTTTCTTGATCATTTTGGTCGTTATTTTGGAGAATTTAAGGATGAACTATGAAGCTATAGTGGAAAGGCTAGTTGATTTAAATTCTGATGATTTCAATGATTGGGAATCAGAATTTATACATGATCTATGGTATAATAGAAATTTTAATGATTTATCAGATAGACAAAAACAAAAAATACTGGAGATAAATAATAAATATGGAAAGATTAGCTAAAGTAGACATATCAAAATTTAATGAAGATACAGAAAATTTAATGGAAGTCTTTGGAATTAAATCAGAAGATATCCAAGATTTATTATCTGATTTTTCAGAGTATATGGTCAAATCAGATAAAGTTGGATATACAATGGAACAAGTTTTCAATAAACTTAATAATTTGGATGAAGAGGCTCAAAATCGATATTGGCAGACAATATTGTATATTTTATTCCAAGGTGTAACTAAGTTGGTTTCAACGTATAATCGGATCGTGTTAGCAGAAAACCTTGATCCATTGATTAAACAAGTATTAGAATCCATGACAATAAAAAAGGAGCATTAAATGAAATTGAAAGAACATTTTGAGGTTGGTCAGATTGTGCATGATACTTTAGGTGACTATGAATGTATAGTCAGGAGTATAAATCAGGGTAATTTAACGCTGTCAAGATTGGATAGGCAAGATGTCAAATACTATCAAGTACCAAGGTATATAGAATATGAAGATTAAATGCTTGGTGTGTGGTGATATAATAAAGTCTCATTATAGGTGGGATTTTAAATTTTGTACATGTGAGAATGTGTTTATAGATGGTGGTAAAGATTATTTCAGGTATGGTGTTGTCGATTTAAAGACAATTGAATTTATAGAAGAGGAGGAAGATAAACATGGCAGGGGAACAAAAGAATCCATGTAAAAAAGCAGCAGATAATAAATATATTAATACTTCTCCATGGAGGAAGAATAGTGAAGAAATGGATTGGGATGCTCTAAGGCATGAGTGGGTAACAACAAATATTTCAGTTGTTGGATTAGCTGAAAAATATGGATTATCGGTTACTTCAGTCAGAAATCATTACAACAGGTATAATTGGAAGGATGAATTAAGAAAATTCCATAATATGATAGATGAAGCTTATGAGGCTGCTCTTGAAAAGAAGGCCAAGCAGATAGCAGAGAGGGCTATAGAATTAGATGCTGTAATATTGAAGTCGAGTGAGCAGATTGCAGGATTAATTGAGATGCAAATAAATGAATTAAATCATAATATAAGTTGTGGCAATGATGAAGTTACATTAGAAAAGTTGGATAGTTTAGCTAAGACTTTGAAAGTGGCAAGTGAGACTCTTAAGAATTCACATTACAATATCAGGTTAGCATCTGATAGAGCAACTTCAATAGTGAAAGAAGATGAGAACAAAATAAATCCATTGGGTGAAGATGAACAGTCAAGAGTAGAGAGAGAATTGGGTTATATTACTCCAGACAAAGATAAAATAAGGAATGAGATAAAAGATCAGGATGTCGATTCTAAAGTCACAGAAGAGTAGATATTTTTATCATAAAGATCGAATGCTCTGGTTATTTATTTATGCCCATATCACTCATAAGGGACATAAGCTGACATTTAATAAACACCATTTTTTGAAGGAAATCTATTCAGATAAATCGGATGAAATGGTGATTAAAAAGTCAACCCAATGTGGGATAAGTGAATATCTTATTGTTTATACAATCAATGAATGTTTAGATAATAGAAATGTTTTTTATGTGTTGCCGACTCATGATGTAATGAGGAGATTTGCGATCAATAGATTTGATAAGTCGTTGAATCTTTCAAAGTTTTACAGGTCGTTAATTTATGGAGAGGGAAGAAATAAAACAGAAAGTATTTCACTTAAGGATATTGGTAATGGTAATGTGGCTTTGGTTGGTAGTAATACTCCTGTTCCATTTACTGAATATCCTGCAGACACTTTGGTGGTAGATGAGAAAGATCGTTGTAACCAGATTCATTTGGAGATGGGGATAGAGAGATTATCAGCATCAAAGCATCAAAGACAAATCAATATATCAAATCCTACCCTTGTTAATTTTGGCATAGATAAAGATTATAATAATAGTGATCAAAAAAAGTGGTGTATTAAGTGTTCATCTTGTGGTAAGTTCATATTTCCTGAGTTTTTTACTCATATGGTGAGGCAGGTTGATGATGGAGTATGGATAGTTATAGATCCTGAGTGGGATCGCAATCCAATGATTGAGATTAATCCAATATGTAATTATTGTAATCGTCCATATGACAGGTTTGCAGATGGTTGGTGGATAAGTGAGATAAAGAGCCATGTTAGTGGGTATCACATATCAAAGATGTTTTCCACTAATGTTACTACTAATTATTTGTTTAATAGATTTGAGAAGGGATTAGCAAATCCAACGGTATTGGAGAGATTTCATAATGCTGATTTGGGTATGGCTTATACAAGTAGTGGATCACAGGTCACGTTGACAGCTTTGCTTAATTGTGTAGGGGATTATAATTTGTCAATAGGTGGATTTTTATCTTATGATAAGAAGGACATGGTGATAAGTGGAGTTGATGTTGGCAATAAGTTACATGTGAGGATAGATAGGATTTTAAGTGATGGTAGGACACAGGCAGTTTATATAGGGACGGTTGATGAATTTGAGGATTATATCAGGTTGCACAGGATGTTTGGTGTCAAGGTTGGTGTAGTTGATGCTTTGCCGGAAAAAAGGAAAAGTAGAAAGCTATGTGCCACGTTGCCGAATATGTACAGGTGTTTTTATACACAGACTAAAAAAGATTTAATTAATCCAGAGGATCGAACATTGAATGTAGATCGCACAGCGACATTAGATACAGTATATGAAGTGTTGAATACTAGAGGAGTGGTGTTACCTAAGAATGTTCAGGAGTTTAAGGAATACAATACACAGATGTTTAGTAGTATTCGTCTGTATGACGACGAAAAGGAAAAATATAGTTGGGTTCACACAGAACCAGATCATTATTTTCATGCAGAGGCATATAAGGAGTTAGCTAAAAAGATAGCATTATTAAAATAGGAAGATCTATTTCCGATATTTATTTATTTAGTAAAGGGATTTAAATTACAAAGCAAGGAGTCATAAAATGAATGAGACAAATAAGACTGTAGTACCTGAAGAGACTGAAATACCTGCTCATATTAAAGGTGATAAGGATCCTGTAGTTGAAGAGGTGAAGGTTGATACAGATCCATATAAGAATTGGGATAAAAAGAAGTTAATCAATAGGATTGAAGAGTTGGAGTATGAGATCGGGGTATTGAATAACAGGTTGACTAGAGCAAGATCTCAGGGTGTACCACGTGGAATGGGTAGATGATTAGGTATTAATGGATAAATTTTTATGAATGAACAAAAGGTCGATAAGACAATAACGCAAAATATCAATGAACCCAGTTATACTTCTGTCCATTATAAGGGTAACAGGGGTATCATGGTTTACTCAACATCACAATTACAGCAGATCACTGGTAGAGATAAGCAGGGTAGGTTGTTAAGTTGGGGGGTAGAACAGCCTTATTTCTATCTCACGATTCAGCAGAGGATAGAGATATTTAGACTGTCATCTCCTGTGTTTGGTGTAATTACGAGCAGGATGAATAAAATTGCGGGTTTGGATTTTAATATAACTTCAGATAAAAAGCAGGAAGATAGGATAGCTTTAAGAATGAGAAATATGAAGTCCATATATGACGAGTATTCAGATTCGTCCGAGTTGTCTCATTTGACTTTAAAGTCTGTCATTTATAGAAATTTATTACAGTACATGCCGGAACTTAAGCCGGATTTATCCAATTTCAACAATTGTATGTTGAGGTGGAAGAGGAATTTACAGCAGTACAATAATGAAACATGTGACAATGTAAAGAGTTGGTTAATGGAGCCAAATCAGGGTGTGACGTGGGCAGATTTTGTTAAGAAGTGGGTAGGAGATTATCATATCCATGGTAATGCTTCAATTTATAAGGATGATCAGAATGGAGTAGTACAAAATTTTGATGTATTGCCAGGGGGTACTGTTTATCGGATTAAGGGTGCAGCATTTAATTCGGTATCGGGTTATATACAGGTCATTCCATCGTATACAGGTTATCATTCTTACATAGAACCACAGGTTTATTTTACAGATGAGATTATTTATAGCGAGTATATTCCATCGTCATCAAGGGCTTATGGTATGATCCCTTTGGAGGCTTTGATAAATAAGATTGCAGAGAGTATGCTATTTGATGAGTTAATGGCATCACAGGCAGATGGAACCAAGCCACCAGAGAAGTTGGTTATTATCACAGACAAAAATCCATTTGGAAGTCTGGATGATAGTGAAAAGTATGATATGCCATTGGATACAGGTGAGCAGAAGAGGATAGAGGAGAGGATAAATACTCCCACCAAGGGTGCGATCATGACATTTAGTGGTAATCAGGCAGAGGTTGTAGATTTATCAAGGGAAAGTACAATGTCTATTCAGATGGAGAGACAGAAGGATATCAGGGAAGAGGTTGCATTGGTATTCAATATGTCAAACATGGAGGTTAATCTCACAGGGTCTGAGGATACAAGTGGTAGGTCAACGTCTGAGGCTCAATTGGAGATAGAGCAGGGTAAGGGGATTGCTCCTGTGGTCAAGGCATTAGCTCATGCCATACAATATGGATTATTGCCTTATAAATTTGGCACAGGTTTGATGTTTGAATGGGATAAGGCAGTTGATGAGAGGGAAGAGAAAGAACTTGATAATCTTATGTTACAGACAGGTGAGATGACAAAGAATGAGATTCGAGAGAAGTACAATAAAGAGGGATTCGGGGAAGAATATGACAAGCCGGATCAAGGTGGAATGGGTGAGATTGGTGAAAATGAGATGAACCCAATGTTTACTCAATCAGTAAAGAGTAGGAAATGAACATAGAGAAGATTTTACAGAGGGATAACAGGGTGGAAATAGAAAAGAGGTTTAAGCTTCATGTATTGTTAGGTGATCAGATTGATATAATGACTGATATTCGGCATAGAATAAAAGATGCAGCAATATTGATAGATGCCGAGTGTCCGGATTCAAGGGAAAAATCTTTAGCTCTTACTAAGTTAGAAGAGGCTTTAATGTGGTCTACTACTGCGATAGCAAGATTAGAAGAGGATCAAGATGGCTGATGAAGTAGGGATGAAGATAACGCAGAATCAATATGAGACTTTAAGTAGGGATTTTGTGTTAGATTTACAGGCAGTATTCAAGGTGTTAGAGGCCGAAATCAAGGAGTTAACTGGTAAGGCTATTGAGGAGGAGTGGACACCTGATAGATTAATAAAGGAGATTGAAGGCTTATTATGACAATAAAAGAATATATTAATAAAGAGAAGTCAAAGTTTGGGGATGATGATAGCCTAATATTAATAATTGGCATAAATAAGTTACATGAATTGATTCCTACTATTAGTGGTAGGTTAATCAATGTTGAGAGGATAAAAGATTATCAGGGTTTGCCTGTAATAATAAATGAATTTGATAAGGATGCATGTTCGGTTGTATGTGGAGCAAAATAATAAAATGGATGGAGTCGTTCAGGGGTAAGAAGAAACTGACTGTAGAAGAATTATATGAAGATTTGAGATCATACAGTAAGAATAAGTTGGTCAAAGAGTTGATAGTGCAGGCTCAAATAAATAATGGCAATCAATGTGGAGTGGAGTCAGATTATAAAAAGCAGGTTAAGGGTTTTTCAAAAAAGAAGTTAATAAAAGCAATTATACTATTAAGATTATATAATAATAAACAAATAAAGCGTGAGCTTACAAAGAATGCTATGGACATAATTAAAAAGAAGGGATAACAACATGACTAAACCTAAATCAGGAGAAAAGCAACAGGATTTTATATCAAGGTGTCATAGTGCTCATGCAAGTGAATATCCTGATAAGGATCAAAGGCATGCAATGTGTATGAGCATATGGAATGAAACTAAAAAGGAAAAAGCTATGAAAAGTAAAGTTAATAAAGCATTAAATGAACTTGATAAGTTGATAAAGGGTATGGAGAAAGAAAAGGTATATAAGTCTGTATTAGTTGAGATACCAAAACATTGTCTTGGTGTATTTCCTGTAGAGGGACAGAGAAAGTTTAAGTCCATTTATCTTGATAATAGATTGGCAGGGGTATCAAAGTCTGAATCTTTGGAGCTTACTACAAATCTGGTAACCAGAGCTTATGTTGATAATAAAGGTGCATTATTACAGGGAATTTTAAAGACATTGACTGATATAAAGAACCGGATTGCAAAGGAACAGTATTTAGGTGATGAGACACAGATAGAGGAGTTTCCACCAAAGGGTGAAATCCCAATCATTGAAGATGATTATGAAGATAACGGAAGTGAGACTACTACCAAAGCAAAAAAAAGATTGAATAAGGCTGAAGAGGGCGATAAGAAGATGATTTTTGGCAAACCCTACACTTATTCAGGTGGAAAGTGGGAGGCCGATGGTGGTGGAAAGCAGGATAGTCCAGAAGAGGAAGCTGTAGAAGATCAATTAAATGAAGAGGAAGAGGAGATGGGTGAAGTCATTGATCCATCGGATGAAGATAAAGTTTGGTCTGAAGATTTAGGTAAATATGTTAGTATTCCAGAGGAGGAGACTGCAGAAGAGCAGTCTAAAGCTGAACAATTAACAATGATGGAAGATTATTTAAATGAGGCAGATATTAATACTTTGGATATGTCACCTGAACAGATAATAGAAACATATGAAGAATATACGGATATGTTATTGGCTGAGGGAGATCCTTATGGTGAAGTAGGAGATGAAGATGAAGATTTAGGTGAATTTGGATCATATAAGCCTCATTTTGAAAAAGTTGGGGATACATGGATGGATACAAATGTTGAGGGATCTCAGGCCGGTGTAACAGATGATGATGTAACTGAAATGGCAAGTGCATTAGAAGAGGCAGGATATGACATTAGTCAACATGACCCAGATAATCCTGAAGATGTGAGTGCAATTATAGATATGTATGATGATAATTTTGGCCCAAGTGAACCATCTGGAGGAGATCCTACAAGTGTTCCAGTATATGAAAGACCGTCTACTGATATAATGGACAGAGAAGATATAATTTCAGAATTGAAAGATTATGGATATACAGATGAAATGTTGGATTCTTCAGATTCTTTAGTTGACGATTTAATAGATGAAAGAAATGCTGAAGCTGCTGCATTAGCTGCATCAATGGGAGATATGTCATATCTTGAAGATGAAGAAGGCTGGGCATCGGCATCTGATGTAAAAAGAGAAGAATTTGCAGATCCATCTCATTTTGATGAAATAAATGAATTGGATCGTGAACAAATAAACCAATTGTTTAAATTAATGCAATTAGACCCAGAAGAGGATATTTCAAGGAATTTAAAAAAGATTTCTGGTGAGAAGGATAGAAGTGCATTAGATTTAGCAATTGAAGTTGTTAAACGTGGATTAGGATAAATGACGATGTGGTCTAGTTGGTCAAGGACATCGGGTTTTCATCTCGATAGTCGGGGGTTCGAATCCCCCCATCGTTGATATTGTAGGGTAGAACAGTTGGTAGTTCATTCGGATGATAATCGAAAGGTCGGGGGTTCAAGTCCCTCTCCTACAAGATAATGCGGAGTAGAGCAGTCTGGTAGCTCGCATGGCTCATAATCATGGTCAGTCGCAGGTTCAAATCCTGTCTCCGCAAATAAATGAGGTGTAGCCAAGTGGTAAGGCATTGGGTTTTGATCCCATGATCGGGGGTTCGATTCCTTCCATCTCAGATAGGAAATTAAAATGGCAAAAACCTATTTAGATAGATTAAAGAGACGATATAAAGATGTAGTAGCCAAAGGGACAAAGGCTGTTGATATTTTGAAGCAGGTGTTAGATAAAAATCTATCTGATATTCAGGATGGAGTATTTGATAACATGGATTCCAAATGGAAGAAATTTGTCAATAAATTTAAGAAGAAAAGTGATATTGATTTAAGTTTGCCGAGTAAAGAAGATATTACTGAAATAAGGTCAGTTCAGTTGATCAAGAATCAGGAAAATGGAAGGGCAATAAGTCAGAGGTTAAAAGAGCAATTAACTGATGAATTAAGGAAGGCAGTATCAAAGTTTGATGAAGATACTATAATTTCGGAACGTGGGAAGGGCAGGATAAATCCAAGGTTAATTGATCAGTTTGAAAAGCAGATAACAAAGACCTTTGAAGGTTATACCAAGAAGGATAAGAAGTTTAATATGCCAAAGAATGTGCATACGATTGCAGTCACAGAGATTAGGGGATCAATCAATAGCATGAAGGATCGATATGTACAAAAGATCATAGATGAAAATCCAGATGTTGAAGTAAAGAAAAAATGGATTCATAATATAAGATTAAGTAAAGTACCAAGACGTGGACATATACAGGTTTCAAAAAAGAGGGCTATAGCTTATAATGATTTTTTTGATGTACCATTGTATTTAGAGAGACAGGGCAGATTGGTTAGGGTCGGATCTCACAAGATGAGATATCCACATGATCCAACTGCACCCATAACACAGACTGCAAATTGCAATTGTGATTATGATGTTATAGTAATAAAGAGGAAGAGAAAATGACTAAAAAGATTGGTAAGGATATTAAATTTCATTTCCATCCATATGGTTTTGAGGAGAATAACCATACTATTGAGAAGGAAGATAAGGATGGCAAATGTAGGAAGTATTTAGCTGGAGTGGCTTCGGGTTTAAATGTTGATGCTCATGGAGAGCGAATGTCTGAAAAATGCATAAAGTCGTTTATGGATCAAGCCAATTCGGGTGATATTTTGTTACATCCTGATTTGCATGGTATAAGAGAGACTGGTGATATCGGGATATTAACTAAGTCTGAGATCATGCAAAATGGTGATTGGTATACAGAATATAGACTCTATGATGAGACTGATGGTGTAGGAGCCAATAAACTTGAGGCTATTGATACTATATGGAAACAAATGAATGGTTTACCCCCTTATAAAAGAAAAAGACAAAAGGGATTTTCTATTGAAGGCATCATACCTGATGAGTCAGTAATTACTGATACATATGGTGGATTTGACAGGTCGGTCATTGATGATGTGTTGTTAGATGGTGTGGTACTTGTGCCACGTCCGGCTTATAAGGATTCAATAGCTACAGCTGTATACAAGGCATTGGGTGAAGTTACACCTTTTAGGAGAGAGTCGATACAGACTACAATCAGGGAAAATGTTCAGTTACAAGACCTTGAAGACAATTATTATAAATATAAATGGCAGTATCTTGATGCTTTAGAACAAAATATAGAATCAATAATGACCAAGAATAATAACAATAAGAGAGAAGAATTGTGTATTTTGTTTGATGAATACAAGGATTTAATGACTAACTTAATTTTAAGTTCTGGACGCATGTTTGCCAATGAGCAAGATGAGATTCAGGTTGATAATATAGCAATAACTGATGACAATGTATATAGTCCTCAGATCCATTCAGCGTCTATAGAAGAGGAAGAAAATTATGATCAGAAGATTGAGTTGTTCAAGTCTCTTTATAGTAAATTGAATAATCTATCAAAAACTTTAGAGAGGTAAAAATGAAAACCACTAAGAAAAGAAGAATAACAAAAACTCGACCAGTCAAAAGGAAAGTTAACAAGATGTTATCTCCTGAAGAAATGACTTTGGTTAGTAATATTGAGTCTATTTTGCAACAATTGATGCAAATGGGTTCCGGTGGTGGAATGGCTGAAGAGCCTGCAACACCTGTAGTTATGGAGGCAGAAGATATGCCACCTAAAATTGATGAAGATGAGGATAAGACCATGGAAAAACGTAGATTGAAAAAAGGTCTTGAAGAAACACCTTCAGATGCTGCAACGGCAAGTGATGATGCAGAAGAAAGAATGGAGGAAGTACATACAGAGCTTTCTGCTGAGAATGTAAGTGAAGTTGAGAAGGCTTTCAAAGTTTTGATGCAAGCAATGCAAAAGCAGAATGTGAAAAAATCTGTAAATGCTCCACAGTCACCATTAACTCAAGTTTTGAATAAACTGGTTGAGGTGCAGAAGGCAAATCAGGAGCAGATTAATGATGTATCCATGGCTATGACTCATATACTAGAAGGTTTAGGAGTTGCAAAACAACTGGATGTTGTTGAAGAGCCAGCCAGAAATCCCAAGTCAATCAATAAGTCTCAGAATGATGAGTTATTAGAGGTTCTTAAGGGATTGACACAAGAAAAGAAAGAAGAGAGTAGCTATATAAATAAGGCATCTCAAAGTAACAAGGTGAGAAAGACTTTTTCAGATCCCAATATACTTAGGGGTTTGTTAGGTTAAATTTTTGAGATAATAGAGGAGACATCTTATTATGTTAATAAAACAGTTTAATAAGTTTGCTTCTGATAACAGGAGCTTAATAGAAAAAGCTTTGACTTCAGCAACCGGTGTTGGTGGTGCATTAATTCCTGAAAATCTGGAAAAGATCATCACAGATACTGTAATTCGCTTAAGTCCAGAGCTTGCAATGGTCATGCAGAAGAAAATTTCTGGTAAGACACATGAATTTAACAGGTTGATCCAGAGACCTTCTCGTGGTGGAGCGATGGGAGAAAATGCGACTACTCCTATCACTAATTCAAAGACAACCAGAGCGACTGTAGACCTCAAGGTTGTTAGAAGAAAAGGTAAGGTTACCAATTTCTTAATTGATACTTCAGAAGAGTACATAGATACTGCTGCATATGAAATGGAAAATCATATTCAAGCTCATGTACTTGATTTGATTTATTATTTAATATGGGGTAATGCCAATGCCAATACTTATGAGTTTACAGGTCTTGAGAAGTTTATCGCATCTAAACATGTTGCATTTAGTGCTGCTACTGCAGGAGCAGTACCGACTGATTTGACATTTTTGGATACAATGATAGACTATTCAAATCGTAATGGTGGAGCAAGACATACTAGAGCATTTTTAATGTCACCTGAGATGTTATCCAAGGTATCTAGTTTGCTTACAAATGTTCGATTAAATCAGGGTCTGCAGGGTGCAGGACTCACACAGGTTGAGATCGGTGGTGGATGGAGACTTAATGCATACAGGGATATCCCAATCATTGAGACTACTTCATTATCTCCAATAGAATCTTTAACTTCTACTGTAACTGTTACTTCAGATGGTACTACTGGTGGTAGTTTCTCTGATGGTACATACTATTTTTATGTTGCACCGGTAACTTATGAAGGTGAGCAGTTACCTTCTGCTGAGAAGAGTGTTACATTGTCCGGTGGTACAGCTACACAGAAGATTAAGATAGATCTTGATGCACCACATGGCACAACTGACCATGATGGTAATACTTATTACAATGTACTTTCGTATAAGATTTATTATGGTACATCATCTGGTGTAACTAATTGTACATTGCTTAAGGAAGTTAGTGCTTTCACATTTGATAGTGAGGGTACACCAAGTGGTGATAATGGTGTAGATGCTTCAATATCTATTACTACTGCCACTCCATCAACTGATGTTCCAACTCATATGCAATCTGATTTCCCATTACAAGCAAGTGGTGGTGTAAATGCAGAGTCTGTTGTACTTTGGGATACAGATCCTATTCAAGGTTTGGGTAAATTACCATTTACTAATAAGCCAGGGGATAGATTTGATGGACTTGTGGTTACCAAGCCATTAGCTGAGACTGATGATTTTATCAATTTCTTGATTAAGTCATATTGTGCATTAACTCCAGCTTATGAAAAGACCAGTTACTGGTTAAGAAATATTAGATCTGCGTAAGGAGATAAGATTATGACAGTATCAAAAGATGATGCTCAAAGTATAAATAATTTAAATCCTGGCAATCAATTATATCAAGTTGGTACTAATCTAAGGTTAGCTTTGGATGGTGGTGCTAGAAATATTCGAAATCTTGAATATGTCAGGTGGGTTGATGGATCGAAATCTGTTAGTGGTGATGGTAAAGATCCTGATACTGCATTTAAAACAATTACTGAAGGTATAACATGGCTTAACACTGTGTCAGGCAAAGGTGCGACACTCTTAATTAAGCCAGGATTTTATATTGAAAAGGCTGATGAAGTACCAACTTTATCGGCTAGTGATTGTTTAATTCAAGCCTTGGGATTACCTGAAGATACAGTTTGGTTTGGATCCGGTGCAAATGGGTCGGTTGTTGCAGCAACTGATGACCTATTAACCATATTGGGTGGCAATAATGCTGTATTAGGTTTGGGGATGTATGTTCACAAGGATGATAAGGCTTGTATAGTATTTGATGATACCGGAGCTGGTTATGCAGGAAGTTTTAATTTGATTCAAGGATGTCTGTTCAGTCCACAGGCTCAAGATGGCATGGGTTATTGTATCAAGTATGTTGGTGGTAACACTAACTGGATATTTAATAATGTGTTCATGGGTGCGAAGACTGCAGGTATTTTGATAAATAGTCAAGTTGGAAATCCTGTTAGAAATAGAATAGAAAATAATCAATTCATTGGTACAGCTATTGGAGTTCAGATTACCAGTGCTAATTACAATACCCTTGTAAAGGATAATTGGTTTAGTGCAGGTAGTCAATCAGGTGAAGACATGACAAATGCCATAGTTATTTCAGCTGGTATGACAGCCGGTAAGGTAACATTTGCAGGTAACTATTTTGAACAAAGTGCAGCAAATGATATATCGGATTCTAAAGCAGGTGGATCGGTTATTGAAATGAACAATTTTAATGGTGCATAAACTGTGAAAGTTTTCACAAGCAAAGAATATAAAGAGTTAAGTAAAGTCAAGGAGTCTGCAGAAGGCAAATTGGTGGAGCTTAATGATAGATCTGATAGTGGGGGAAAGTCTCCTCCACTTGAAGATTTTACATGGCATTTACTACATCCTGAAAATGGAATATATGAACTTCAGAATTTTGAGGACGTATTAAAAATCGATGGTAAAGAGTACAAACGCAAGTGTCAAAATGGTGTGGTGGTAACTAAAGATAAAGTATTAGCAGAGTTTTTAATAAGTAAAGGTTATGAAATAATAGAAATAGATTCTACAAATCGGTCTACTAATAAGTCTTGGATCAATGAATTGGATGTTTAGGAGTATAGAATGTCTTGTATAGAAATGCAGGTGGTTCCAGTAAAGAGTGGTGGTTTAAATAGGGTCGCTTTTGAATGTGATTGTGAATTAAGTTCTATCTCTGTTGGTAATTGGATATTGATACCTGATGAAGTGGATTCAGTTGTAGTTACATTTTCTAATACAGATAGTGCAGGGGGAAAAGTTCAGGCAACTTCTAATGTAGTAGCAGATGTTAGGGCAGATTCGGGTGTTGTTGCAGTGGATTGGGATTTGGGTGAAGTTACAGAGACTGTTCAGGATGTTTGTTACCCTCCTACTGCAATAAGGTTGATACAAACCACTTTGGGTGGTGGGTCTGGAACAACAAAGATTTATGTGAGGGCACAATAATGTCAATTTGGAAAGGGCTAACAAGTCTATTATCTTTTAAAAGAGAAAATCCAAATGATGGTGGTGATGAACTGGCAGTCAGCATGGGATCTCATATTTGTGTTTCAAATTCTACAGAAATTCCTTTGGTAGCTGGTGATACATTTATTGGTACGTGGGAGGACACACTTGAATATTCGGTTATTGTTGTAGGCTTAAGATCAGATCAAGAAAGTGCAATTAACGGATTTGTAATAGAATATTCAGCAGATGGAGTCAATAAAATTCAAGACGATGCCTTTACTGTGTTTGCCAATAGTGGGAAGGTTTATTCAGTCACTCCATCTAATAGATATTTTAGGATTGTTTATACTAATGGGTTAGTTGATCAAACAATTTTTAGTCTTCAAACAATTTTAAGAAGACAATTTATAAAAGCGAGTGCTCACAGGATAGATGATACGATAATCGGACAAGATGATGCCGAACTTATGACTTCTGTAATAAAAGTGAAAAGCAACAATGATGTAAATGAGTACACAAATGTTGACGTTCAAAATCCTATACCATCTGATGGGGATTCAGTTTTTGGGAAGGATTTATTGATTGAACTTTCTGATGAAGGTGATTTTGTATTGCCATCTAATCCCTCTGCGACAAAAAATCAAATTCTTGTAAGCATGGTATCGAATGTTGAAATTGATAAAAAAGATTCGACTTCTAATAATCCTAAACAAATAACTTTAACATTTGCTCGACCAGTGAGTACAACAGAATTTGGAATTGATGGAGGTACAGGTAATTTTTCTAATGTTAAAGTAACTTTATTTCAAGGAAGTTATTCTGAAGTATTGATTGATGAAAGCACAGATAATACAAAGTATGTAATCAGACTTTTTGATATTCCACCTGTTAGATTCTCCAAATTGCTTATTGAATTCTATACTATTGATGCTGTAACAATTGGACTAATTGGAATATTTAAAAACAGAGATGTTGCAGCAAGGATTCAGGCACTCAATGATTTTGGAACGGTTGTTAATCTATCGTCCACAAATCAAGGGAACTTAAAAATAGCATTGCAGGAATATGGAGACACTCCATCTATTGATGCCTTTGATAGATTGAGAGTATCCGAACCATTTACTATTTTTGATTCAAAACAATTACATGATAAACAACCTTTGTTCTGGGATGAGTCGATTGGTGGGAGTGCAACCAGTGTTCACAGTTCAGCCGATGCCAATGTTGTCATGACTGTAACTGCCAGTGCAAGTGATTATGTAATCAGGCAGACAAAACAACGATTCAACTATCAGCCTGGCAAAGGTCAATTAATCCTCCTGACATTTTTAGCAATTACACAAACTGGAGTAAGGAAAAGAATAGGTTTATTTGATGGTACTGGAGTTAATTACCTGACTCCGAATAATGGAATATTTTTTGAAAATGATGAAGGAACACTCAGCTTTAATATAGCCAAAAATGGCAGTGTCACAGAAACAGTAACTCAAGCGAATTGGAATTATGACAAATTAGATGGAACTGGTTTTAGTGGTGAGACTCTTGACATATCTGCGACACAAATTTGTATTATTGACTATGAATGGCTTGGAGTTGGTCGAGTAAGAGTAGGTTTTGTAATAAATGGAATTATAAGATATTGTCATTATTTCAATCATGCGAATGATAATACTTTTACTTCAGTTTATATGTCTACTCCGAATCTTACACTCAGGTACAGTATTGAGTCAGATGGTACAGGAGCCGGAAGTATGACTCACATTTGTTCTACTGTTATGTCAGAAGGTGGAATCGAAAAAACTGGTGTGTTAAGAAGTACAGAGAGTGCAACTGCTTTTGTGACTGGTTATGGTGCGAATAAATATGCACTACTTGGAATAAGATTAAAGACTGCCTATAAGGATATAAGTGTTATACCAGAAAGTGTTCAATTGATTATTGGAACGAATGATGCATTTAAATGGGAATTGCATTTGAATCCTGTAGTCGCAGGAACTTTTACTTATAATGATAAAACGAATAGTGCGATACAAGAAGCTCAAGGAGTGCTAGCGAATACAATTACTACTGATGGAATAATTCTGACCGCAGGTGGTGGAGCACAAACTTCAAGGGGAGCAGAAGCATCTTTAGAAACAGCATTAAGAATTGGAACATCAATTGCCGGAGTCCAAGACACATTGGTTTTAGTCTTTAGGCCTTTTACAACAAATGTATCTGTTTGGGCTACTATGAACTATAGAGAATTGTTATAAGGATAATAAAATGAGTATACCAACAGCAGATGAAATTAGAACTTTTTTAAATGGATACAAAATTACAGCGACTCTTGTACCGGATGCATGGATTGAAGCAAGACGTGATAATTTTATAATTCCAATAGTTGAGAGAATCATAGGTCGATCTGTTGATGCTGAAGATACGAATGTTGAATATGTGTCGGGTACTGGTGGACCATTATTATTTTTATCGACTAGAAACATAACTGAACTTGTATCCATAGAATATGTGACTGGAAGTGGTGATATAGATTCTAATATTAGTGTTGCAAGTGTGAGGTTGATTGCTGAAGAGGGTATAATTAAGGCGATTTCGAATATTACAGAAGGTGGATATAGTACTTTATTTATGAAGGGAACTAAAAATGTGAAGGTGACTTATAAAGTTGGTGGTTCAATTACAGACGATTTGAAAGAGGCAATTATATATTTAGCATCTGAACAGATTTTAGGATATGTAGGTGCTAGAACTGGTGGTGGTGCATTATCAGTCCAAGGATTTAGTAGAAGTTTTGGTGAGCGTGGTAGATATCAGGATTTAAGGAATGATCTTAAGCGTCAAGCCATGGGAATATTAAAAGTTTATTCATCTGCTGTAGTTGGGAGGTAAATAATGGTTAATTTCGTATTTGGTGTATTTATTGAGATATTGATAAGTGTATGTTTTGTTATTTATAGTTTTGTAAGAAAGGAATAAATTATGGCTATAGAAATTGGTGTACAATTAGAAAGGGACTGTGCCTTAGAAGATGCTAAAGAATGGATAGATGAACGTGGTGATGAAATCAAATTAAAGGCATCTAATGAAGGTAATGTGGTCAGAGATGTTTATGGATCTATAAAGCAAAAAGCAGTAACTGAATACACTATGAATGCTTTCCCTATTGAGTTTAATCCGACTGATGGCCAGATGGAAAAGGCTGGTATAAAAGAAAATGTTGATGTTATTATCTATTTGGCACAACTTGATTTGACTAATAATAGTATTGGATATGAAACTATTGATGATATAAGATGGAGAGTTACTGTAAAAGGAGCGACTTATACAATAAAGGATAAGAATCAGGTTAATATGATGGCAGACACTTATTTAAATATAGCATTAGGTTTATTTAGAGTATGACAATTAAGATTATACAATCAAATGATTATAAGAATAAGAAGTCAAGGATCAAAAAATTACCACAATTCATGGACAAGTTGATACGTGGTTATACAAAACGAGATTTGATAGAAATCAGGGATATTTTCCATGATGGAATAAAAGATGATACTTTGAGGTTAGAAAGATTATCGGAACTTACTAAGAAACGCAAACAAAGTCAAGGATTTGCAAGTCCATCGACTCCTTTATATGGAAAAGGTGACGAATCAAAAGATCGGTCTTATATGAACATGTTAAATATTGAAAAGACTACTGGTGGATGGAAGTTAGTACCGAGTCGTAGAAAACATTGGTCGGGTAGAATAACATTAAAAGAATTATTTACAATTCATGAGCATGGTGCAAAGATAGTACAGGGTGATAAGATTATACAAATCAAACCAAGGCCAGCTTTATTATTGGCATATAGACGTTGGTTAATAAGACAGAGAAAAGGTGAAAAGTCAAAGGAATTGAGAAAAGCTTTGACTGATTATATAGATAAAGGTAATAGGTCTTTAATGAAAATAATAGAGGATTATGATAATAGAGAATGAAGACTGTAATTGATAACTTAATCTCAACGAGTGGATGGTCGGCATCTGGTGGAGCGACTGTGTATGGCACTAATCAGATAGAAAATTTTATAGCTGGTAACAATACTGCATCTTTAATATTAAGGTTTAATGCTTTGAATTCAAATGCAGAAAAATCTTATAGTATTGATGTTACAAATTATGATATATTTACTGTATGGATCCATTCACGATTATTAGGTGATCCGGAAGCAATTGATGTAGATCAGTTTATTTATAAGATTGATTTGGGTACAGGAGAAGAATTTTATGTCCAATTAGACAATAAATTTGTACCGATAACTTTAGACATTTCTGGTGTGAGTACAATTTCTAAGATTAAGATTACTGCTTTACATTCTGAAGATGATTATTTATTTTTATCATATGCTGTAGCTTCAAAGGATGTGTTTCCATTAGATATTTTTGCTGGGATAAAAGAACAGTTAGAATTTGAAAGAGATCAGTATTTTAGTCAAAGGCTAATAGGCACGATAAGTGGTACAACTGGTGATACTTCTATAACTTTTAGTGGTTATCCGGTTTTTATAGATCGATATTCAGTTATTGAGATAGATGATGGGGTAAATTCAGAGATTCACCATTTATTGGATCGTGAAGGCAATACCTTTGAATTAAGTGGATTACAGGATGGTAGTGCTTTACTTAATGATTATACCAATGCTAATGTTTATTTGTATTATCCAATAGATTTTGGCATGACACAACGTGAGATATCATTGCCTTCTATAACAATTTGGGGTTTTGTATCTGAAAGAGAAATAATAAGTAGTGAATTTGATTTAATATATGATACTATAAGTGTTGACAATCAGACTTATCAGGAAAGACAGGTTGGTCAATATTTAAATTGGAATATCTTAATAGATTGTGAAGAGAGAGAAAGCTATGAAATATCAGGTGAATTAGCTAAAATAGTAAGACAATTTTTAGGTAAAAGGATAATTTGGGTAAATGGACGTAAGATTCACATAGAGTATGATGGTTCATCGACTGAAGTCGAAGCTACTGAAAACTATGATATAGTACCCAAGATTCAATATCCGGCTAGTGTACAGATAAAAGAAGAAATTTATAATAGAAAAACTATTTATAAAGTCCAGACTATAAATGTAACCACCACTATAACTCAGGAGGATTAATTTAATGGAAAAGAAATTTGAACAGTCTAAGGGTTCAGACAATAAAAAAATTGGCAAGGATAAGCCAAAATTCGAACAAAGTAAAGATATTGGTTCTAATCAAGTCAGGTTGGTATTCAAAGGTAATCGTACTTTTGAATTACACATTGGTAGAACATTATATAGATTTGAAGGAAGGGAATCTAAATATGTTCCCAAATCTGTTTTAGATCATAAGGATTTCACAGAACAGATTAAACAATATTTTGTTATAGGAGAATAATATGACTACTAGAAACTTAAGAAGATTGGGAGTATATGGAGAAAACCTTCCAACTAAGAAAAGTAAAACTGTAGAGCCATCTGATTTTTTAATTGGTGGGCTGATCGGTTTATTTGAGAGACGATTTAAAGTTTCTTTTCTTGTTAATAATTCTGAAGAGGCAAGGGAAATCTTTGGTGATCAAGAGACTTCAACTTATTATGGTTGGGATGCACTAAAAGGATTTTTTGATAACATTGTTGGCACAGATGGTAAAGTCTATATAAAGTCACATGTTGGATATGATGGTACTTCATTTGATGGAGTTGTAGCAACTTCTACTGCTGTTGATGGTGCCGCTGCCAATTTAATGAGAATCGATGCAGCATATAAAGGTGATTTAGATTATAGTACAAGTGGTAATAATACTGGATACACTATCACAAATGGTGACAGGTTTACTACTGCTGTAAAAACTGCAAATACAGCTTCTGATACTTTTATAATTGTTGATTCAGTTGCAGGAATGTTTGTAGGTGATATAATAAAAGTTGTTGCTACTGGTGGTGGTGGAGCGACTGTTTATAAAGAGATTACTGCTATCGATGAATCAACAGGTACAATTAGTTTTACTGGAGCTTTTGATGGTGCAGCAAATGGTGAAGTTGATGATGTGGTATCAATTCCAGGATTTCAATTAAAAATTTTTAGAAAGTCAAAGACTGGAATAGAAACAGAGGTTGAAACTGAACTTGGTAAAATATGGTGTACTACTCAAGATGCAGTCACAGATTTTTATGTAGAAAATGTCTTTAGCCAGAGCAAATGGATTAAAGTTACGGATCTTGATCCTGCTACTGCTGTTGGATCAACTATTTTTCCTGCTGATGTATCAACTGTTACTTATTTAACAACTGGATCAAATGGTACAAGTCCGACTACAGTAGCTCATTGGTCACAAGATTTATTGGCCTTTGATAATGATCCTATAAGAATGATTTGTAATCCTGAATCCACAGATGTCGATATACAAAAGGCTATAGAAACTTATTGTAGAGCAAGGGATGATACACCAAAGGTAATATTTAATATTGCAGAGAACCAGTCCAAATCTCAGATGATAACAATTGGTAATAACTTTCAGAGAAGTGATGATGTATTGGGGGTTATAGTTGGGGATTGGGTCAAGGTTGTTGATCCTTTTGCAGCTTCAAATATTGCACCGGATCGTAATGTACCAAATGTTGGTCATGTTATGGGTAATTGGATCAGGGCTGTTGGCACAAAGGGAATACATTGGGTTCCTGCTGTACCAACTAATCCATTGTTTGGGATAACAGACATAGTACGTACTACTGCTTTTACAGATTCAGATAGAACTGATATAGCTGAGGCTGGAGTAAATATCATACAGTTTATCAAAGGTACAGGGTACATAATAAGGAATTTCTTTACTCCATCAACTACCAAGGAATTTAGCTTTGCAAATGGTATCTTGATGAGAGAATATATTAAGATATCGGTAGTCGATTCTTTACAGAATACAGAAAATGAACCAAACAATTATGCAAGGATACAGGCTAGTAGAACTGCAATTCTTAATTTCTTATATAGATTATGGGAAGTTGGTTCAACAGGTAATGTTCCAGTAGGTGAAACATTTGGTCAGACCATTGATTCTGAAACAAATGAATCATCAGAGCCATCTGATCATTTTCAAGTACAAGCAGATGCTATAAACAATCCTCAGGCCAGTATTGAATCTGGTGAGAGGAATTTAGATACATGGTTTACATATCCATCACCTGCAGGTAGTATAAAGATTGGTGTTGGACTTTTATTATTGGGATAAGGAGGAATTAAATGCAAGATAATGCAATGGCTGAAAAGAAAAAGTGTTTCTGGGACGGTGAAGAGATTTCTGGATTAGTTAGTGTAGAGGAAATTTCCAGAGAAAAACGAACTGTTGAAGTTCCTTCTTTTTCTAAGATTAGGGATTTAAATTCAGGTATAATTAAAATTCCACCTCTTAATATAGTTTATAAGGTGGAAAGAAATACAAATACCAGAGCATTTTTTGAGAATTTTTACAACCAGAACCAAGTAAAAGATCTGGAGATTGTAAGAACGGATGCTGATGGTGTTGAATTTTCAAGAAAGTTATATCCGGATTGTGAATGTACGAAGATTGCTGAACCATCATATGATGCAGCAAATCCTAACTATGCAACTATATCAATTACTGTTACACCATGGGATATAATTGATTTAGACTAAAAAGGAGTAATTTATGGAATTAAGGTTGCCAATACCGATTTTTTTAAAGGATAATATTTACACTCATGTGGAAGTCAAGACACCAACTGCTAAAGTATTAGCTGATACAAATGATGTAATCAACTCAGCAGGTGAATACATGGGAATGAGAAATTTAATCTCTGGATGTATAGAAAGGGTGTTTAATGAAAATAATGAAATAACAGATTCTGTATCTATCAAATCTTTGGTATTTAAGATGCCCAATAAGACTGCAGAATTTGTTTCTACTGATTTAATTGTAGATTTTTTTAATGGTGACGATTATGTGACCGGTATTTATCCCTGTCCAATATGTAGAAATGAGGAAGTGTCTAAACAATCGTTTGATATAGATACAAGAGATAGAATAAGTGATCTAAAAGTAGTTTATATGGAAGTGGATGAATATCAAAATTCAATAACTGTTAATTTATCAGAACCAGTAATTATTAAGGTAAAAAATGAAGAACTTCAAGTTGATAATATTACAATTGGGTATCCAACTTTAGAACATCACCACAAGGCTTATACCAGATTTGGAAATACTAATACAATACGATATCAATTGGCTATATATTCTGAAGCTTTAATAGAAGTGAATGGTCAAGCTATATCCGATGAATGGAGACGATCTTATGGTATGAAGATTTTTGAGAATATGTCCAGAATCAAAGAAGTAACAGATAAGTTTTCAGATTTTATAAATAAGTATGGTCGTGATTTAAGAGTCGAAAAAATTTGTAAGTCATGTGGTGAGGTTTGGCAACCCATTATAAATACTTCCAATTTTTTCGGTTCTGCACTCCAGTTACGTTAGACGAGTATCTTGGAGTGCGAACCGAGAATTTAGTTTGTATTAGTGATGCTTTTAGATTGATAGATTTTTCAATTGATAGATTTGTGAAGGAAAGTTTTTTGATGATGTATTTAAGTCAGGGGGGTTTGACGTATTCGGATTTAATCAATATGAGTTTTAAAGAATATCAAGAATTCAAAAAAGAGGCAGTAGAATTACAAAATGCTATGAATCCTAAAAAAGAGGAGCAAGACGGTGGATGACATAACCTTGACATTTAATCCTAACATGTTTTTAGAGGCAATAGGCAAGATCAACATGGGTCTTGAGACTATGGATCAAAATTTTAAGTCATTTGCTGACCAAAATACCAAGAGGTCAGAAAAGACCAAAGTGTCGGCCTTAAGTATTGCTAAAGGTATTGGTGTAGCCAATATTGCTATGTCTGGATTTAGGAAAATTATGGCTCAAATTCCTGAATTGGGCAGGACATTTTCAATAGCAGGTAGTATTATATCCAAGAATTTGCTTTGGCCTCTTAGACAAGAGTTGATTCCAGTATTGCAAAAAGTGTTAGATTGGGTTCGTGATAATAGGGCTATGTTCGTAAGATGGGGTAATGTAGTAAGAAATATTTTTATAGTAATTAAAAACTTAGTAACTGGTATAGTCAGAATTTTACAGCGTTTATGGGATGGATTTATATCGGGTATTGAAAGAGCATTTAATACTTCAGTTGGTAAGATGACTGATTTGGCCAATTTATTGGTATTCAAGATTTCAGCAGTTATTAATTTTTTAGTTATAACATTAGAACCAGTAGCTGACATAATAGCAGGCATAATGGTTAAATCGGCAAGGGCTGTCATGGGTTTTGTACAGGGATTTAGTGAAGGATTTGGTGATGTAAGTGAAGTTCTATTTGATGTAATGGATGTTTTTAAAGATTTCTTGGGCTTACTTGATAGTATGTCCGGTAAGGGTGACACCTTGGTAAAAATATTCAGAACATTGGGATATGTACTTGGTACTGTTGTAGGTGGAGCGATCAGGTTGGCACTTAGTCTATTTGATAGTTTATTATTGGGGATAAATGAAGCTGTTGGTTTTGTGAAATGGGGAATTGCCAGATTGAAGGGTGATGATGCTGAGGCTAAACGAATTCGAAAATCAACAGATGCAGAGACTGAAAGGATTGGAACACGTATTCAACAAAGAATGCAACGACAAAGGGATATAACAGTTGGAGGGGGAAAAAGAATTGGTCAAATGTGGACGAGTGGAACAGGTAATGAACCGGCTAAATTAAAACCTGAAACGGTCACCAATAATCAGAGTACATCTAGTGTTGTGAATCAAAATATTACTGTAAATAATCGAATAGATGGTACTAAAGATCCACAAATGACAGCAGATCAAATATCCGGACAATTGAGGGATCAGTTATCAAAAGAAAGAGCTAAAGCAGGGAGATCAAGATAATGGCTATAAATTTTAAATTACCAAAATTTGCATTCAATCTTCCATGGTTTTTATATGATATAGGTAATAAACAATTAATTGTAAGTCAGACTATACCTGATGAGATTAGTGATGTCAAGGATGTTATATTAACTGAAACTCCAATTCCTGGATTAAATTATCAACCAATAACCCCAGGGGGTGGAGGTAATAGGAAGATAACAATGACCATACCAATTGTTAAGAGAAACAATTCAGTTGGTAATATTTTATTGATTAAGCAATTTGAGCAGTTGAGGAATCAAAATGTTGGATTAACAGGAGTGTTTTCAAATCAGTTTACTCCTAATCCACAAGTTTTATATTATTGGGGTACAGGATCTGTACCTTTGGTGTATTGGGTTAAAAAATGTGACTTTACTCATTCTGGTGGATGGGTTAATGAAATAGGTAATCCTACTTATACTGGAGTGTCTTTAGAGCTTTGGTTAGATGAGACAAATCCACTCTATGAACTTGAACAATTATTCAGGAAGTTTTCTGCACTAAGTGGATCCGTTGTAAATGCATATGATGTGGTTGAATCTCAAAGATTGAATCAAAGGATATTTTAATGAGATATGAAAGCATAGATACAATTTCTTTTACTAATCACAACAATAGAATTGTTGCTATTAAAGATAAGCGTGAGTATCCGGCATATGAAAAATTAATAAATATTGTAACAAATGCTGATGACAAGGTGGATGAGATAGCCAGTCGTTATGAAGCTTATGGTGATGGTGGTGAGGATCAAAGTTATAAAATAGTTGATTACAATATAATAACTATTTTTGAGACGGATTTTGATATGTCAAAGATTAAAAGTTTGGGTGTACCAGTATGATAAACTTAGTAAATCAGGATAGTTCTTTTTTCAATATTACAAGTGGTGATGTAGATATTACTGTATTAAATGAAGACATTATCTCATTTACATATGAAGAGGAAATGAGCAGATATAATTCTGGTACGATATCACTTTATGATGATGGTAATAAATATTCAAAGATTTTGAGATTAGGAGCAAGACTTAATATTTCATTTGGTTATTTAAGAGCAGACCAGTCATTGAAAAATAAGTTAGTTAAAACTTTGAATCCTAATGAATTAGATGGTGGTACAGCTAGAACAGGAATCAGGGGTGTTGTACAAAGTCCATCCGGTGGTGGATCAAATACTGGGGTAGTGACATATAATTGTAATTTTTTCGGTAATGAATATTTAAAAGGTAAAGAATATAAAGTTTATGTTGGTATAAGTAGAGGTCAATTGGTCAGACAACTATTACAGGAAATCGGTGCCACAAATGTGTTGATAAACTTTACCAGACAAAATGAAATTTTAAATGAAGATACCCAGATTATGCAGAGGGAAACAAATTATAGACTATTATTAAGATTTGCCAGAGAATGGAGAACAGTATTTAGGATAAGTTATGATCCTGCAGGTAATTTGACAGCTTTGTTTGTTTCTCCTTCATTTTTGCAAAGTACTAGTATACCAAAATTGATGAGTGGTGCAATCGGTGGGGACACAGTATTGCTTGATTATAAAGGAAGTATCAACAATGTAATAGAATACACATGGGCTAATAAAGCTGGAGAGGGTGGACAGGGGGACAATGTTAGGATTGTACAGGGTGCTGATGGTAATCCAACATTCTTAAGGTATGTGACTAGTGGTGAAACAGTAAAAGTTTATAAGCTTAATGAAGATAGAATTAAGAATAAATTAAGAGGAGCTAAAAATTTTCAAGATCGAAATAAGCTTATCAAAGAATGGTTAAATACTGATGATTTTGAACAGGTAAAATGGGCATTTGATCCCATAGAGCAATCGACTGCTCCTCAAGGATTGGGGTATACTATGAATGTCAAGATGTTAGGCAATCCTTTGTTGTCTGCACCATTAAAAATTTTGTTTACAGAGACTTTTCCTGTTTGGTTCAATCCTAAGAATGATAAGACTCATATAGTAAATTACTATGCAAGGAAAGTAACCCATACGATTGATAGAAGTGGTTATAAAATGGATTTAGCTATTATGGATGCCTTTACGATGTATGGGGGTAGCTTATTATGATGACTGACTATGATTTCTATGGTGAACTTGTAAATGATATAAAGCGTGAGACTGTTTATTTAAGACATTATATAGGTGAAGTAGTTGATAATGAAGACAGTTTAAAAAAAGGAAGGATTAAAGTCACATTACCTGAATTGGGATTTTTGAGTAAAGATTTATCGATATGGTGTAATCCAAGACAGGGACATGGACTAAGTGTACCAAAGGTCGGATCATGGGTAGAAGTTTATTTTATCAATGGAGATCCAGAAAAACCAGTTTATCTATATTTGGCATCTGAGATTGCTGAAAATACACCAAAGGGTTATACAGGTGACGTAAAACAACATGTATTATTTGAAGATCCAGATGATGAAAATGGATTAATTTTATATGAAAATAATGGTACTAAACTTACATTTTTTAAAGGTGATGAAAGTTTTGTATTGGGTGATACTGCACAGACTGAACTTGATAAGGATAAAGATGCAATGACTGAATTACAAAATGCTATAAATGGATGGACTCCAGTACCAAATGATGGGGGTGCAGCACTTAAGGCAGCATTAGCAACTTTTTTAGCTAAACCCATGGCAGATTATTCAAGTATATTAAGTGATTTAATAAAAGGTAAATAAATGGCAGAAGAATTAAATTTTGATCAAGCATGGGACATTTTCTTTTATTATGGCAAAAGTGATTTGGGTCTGGAGAATCAATTTGACTTATACCAAATTATTACTCAACCTAAGAGGTCGCTGTTTTATAATAGAAGAGAATCATCGGGACTTAGTGAATATGAAAATAATCCGAATGCTTTACAGTTACAAGTATTGGCCAGATTTGATATAGCCAATGCAGTTGCATATAGGAATACTTTAGTGGTTGATGGTACAGAAGGTCGAAAAGATAGAAGGATAGCAGTAAGCCAAAATTCTATAGGATTTGATAATAGAAATGGTGAGTTAGATATTAGTATTTTGTATTTCAATTATTTTGATTATATAAATCCTAAGATATTCTCATCTCCATTAAGTTCATTGGGAGGTTAATATGTCAAATAGTGTAAATCCATTAAAATACACAAGTAGAACTTTTAATACAATATTGAATGATATAAATAACAATGATGAGTTGGTGGATACTCCTAATTGGTATAAAAATTTAATAGCAGGATTGGGTGATCTATTAAGTATGTGGGAAAATGCGAATGCTAATCAAGCTCACTTGAGAACATCCTTTACCAGACAGGCAACGGCTGATTTACTTGAATTAATTGATTATTTTTTATCTCCTAAGTCCACAGCATCGGGTACATTGTTATTTTATTTAGATGCTGATTCAGTCTCATTTCCTAAGAATATTTTATTGGGTAATTTGGCAGCAAGATCGGAGGGTACATTAGAAGTTTCATCTCGAAAGTATGAAGCAAGATCAGCAGTAACGGTTAGTGCAACTTCAGAGGGTTTTACTACAGATTTTGCTACTGATAATAATTTAGATGTAGCCAGAGTTTATACGACTGGTGAAAAAGTCAGGGTATCGACTGACAATACTTTACCTTCTCCATTACAGGCAAGTACAGATTATTGGGTAATAAAAATATCAGATACTGAAATAAGGCTAGCCACAACTTTGGCAAATGCTTATGCAGGTACAGAAATTACTTTAACTGATGATGGTACAGGTAATCATACAGTAGCTTTATATTCAACTCAGGTAACCTGTTATCAACAGGAGACAATTGACCAGTCTATAATAGGCACAAGTGATGGTACAACAGAATGGCAAAAGTTTGATTTACCGGATTTAGATGTATTGGAAGATACTTTGATTATTACTATTAATAGTGTCCAATGGACAAGGGTTGATACTTTAGTTGATTCTCTTCCTACTGATACCCATTATTTATTAAGATACAATACTGATAATTCGTCTTATATTTTATTTGGTAATGGAACATATGGTGATATTCCTGCCAATTTTGATATATATGCTGATTATGCCACTGGTGGTGGATTAGATTCAAATATTAGCACAATAGGTAAAATAAATGTTTATGCGGGTTCAGATGGTGATATATTAGCAGTTTCAAATCCATCTACATTTACAGGTGGATCCGAAGAGGAAAGTCTTGCATCTGCTAAAGTACTTGGACCACTATTATTAAAAGCTAGAAATAGGTTTGTTACAGTTGATGATGGTGAATCTCTTGCATTGGATTTTGGTGGAATAGCAAGAGTAAAAGTCAATAAAAATGTCTATGGATTATTATCATGTCAAGTACCAATAGTACCAAATGGTGGTGGAACACCTTCATCAGCTCTAAAATCTTCTCTTCAGACTTATTTAATAGATAGAACAATTTTAGAAACAGTTGATGTTCGGGTAGTTGATCCAACATATAATACTATTACTCCAGTTGTTACTGTAAAGATTGATTCAGGAGCATTATGGTCAACAGTACAAGGATATGTAATATTAGCATTAAGGCTTCAATTTTCTGAAAGAGGATATGAGATACAGCAAGATTACATATCTAATGGTATAGAGAGTGCTGTCACTATTATAAATGCCGAATGGAGTACTTCATTTAGTTCAAGTGACTATAATCAAATAGCAACTTTGTTAGATGAAGACAACTTTGAACCAACTGATTTTGGTGTAGATTTTCAGGAATCCGATGTTTTAGGATATATAGATACAAATGTTGAAGGTGTTGACTATTTAACATGGTCAAGTCCGGCATTTCCAATAACACAAGCTGATGATGAGATTACTACTGATAATGTCTTAATTGGTAATGTAACTCAAATTCCTTAGGAGTTTAATATGTTTCCTTATCCGTTTGAAAAATTTGTCCCTGATATTCTTAGGAATAATTTAACAGCTAAAGGTCAAGCTTTCATTGATAAACATGATGAATATATATTAGCATGGATTGAAGAATTAAAAGAACTTTATTTTGCTAATAAGTTACCTGAACGAATACCATTGGATTTTTTAGAAGAAATGGGTTACTTTTTAAATGCAGGATTGATGCAGACTGATACTGAAACCATTAAACGTAAAAAAATTGCAGATGCAGTAAAAAGTCATAAATTAAGAGGAACGTGGAATGATGATGCCAAAATTAGAATTGATAATATAACTGGTTATAATGCAGCCATTTTTGTTGCTACTCAATCTGATGATTCTATAGAAATGGGTCAAACATCAAGTGAAGATGCTACTGTTTATTGGAGCACAGAATCGGGATATGATGGTGCAGATGATAGTTTGGGTACATGGGAAATAGGTGATTTTACAGAATACGTTATTGCAGGTAATGTTTACATAGACTGCCATGAAGGTGTTAATACAGCTGTGTTAACTTCAGATCAAATAGAACAAATAGTTGTTGAATTAGAGTTTGATGTTGTACCGGCTTATATGAAAGTTTATTTAGGTTATATCAATACATTAGGTCAGTTTATTGTATATACAGGAGGAATAATAGAATGACGATAGACAAATATCACAATCAACAATATAGTGGTAATGTTCCATCAAGAGTTGGTGATAGAAGGTATTCACAAGATAGAGTTAGAGATTTTTGGTTCCAGATGGACAAATTAGGATTATCATTTGATGATATTATGGGTTTACTTCCTATACTTCTTTCTGGTGGAGTAGTTACACAAGGAGCCGGATCAAGTCTTGATATTACAGCAGGTTATGGTTATGCAAAATTTAATGTGGAAATACCAGATAGTTTTGCTTCAACTCCACCAACTAAAACTACTGGAGATATTGAGGCGATGCGAGTATCATGGGGTGCACAAAATGATATAAATGCTTCAAGTGCAAACTGTTCTGTTTACACAGTTGTTGATGATGGTGCAACCGTCCAGTATGTGAAGATGAGATATTTGGAAACAGATGGAAATACCAGAAATAGAGCAAAATCTACAGGATCTTATGCCTATGAAGTAACACCAGATTTTGACCTACAGGTGGATGCAGTCGCTCCAACTGATTATGATATTCTATTGGCAACTTTTACAAGTTCTGGTGGAACATATACGATAACAGCAAGCACAACTCAGGTACTCCAATTCCCTACGGTAGCAGATTTAAATACTGCATTGATACAAATAGAAAAAAGACAAACTGTTTTATCTGCAAAAACTGACTCAGATGGATATGCAGATTTCTTAAGTGAAAGTTCTGGACAAATAACTCTTGATACTAACTCAGGGAGTGATCCTGCATATTTGACATGGGCAAAAGGATTTGATGCAAGAGGTGCAATTGATTTGCTGAGTGTAATTGAATCAGACCAATCACCAGCAGGATGGGATTTGTCAAGTGA